GCCAAGATTTGATTCCTGTTTTGAATGAACTGAACGCGGCACTAGAAGAAGGAAAAAAACACGCGGCAATATTTACCGATGAAGACATAGACAAAATGAAGAAGATGCACGAGGCGACGGCTGACCTTGATGCTGAGTGGCAGAAATTCAGTTTAACCATGGCCAGCTTTGCAGCACCAGGCTTGACTGGAATGATGAAGGAGTTGTCAAGCGGCCACGCGACAAGAGACGCGCTGACTGCATTCCTGGGCGGTTGGAATCCTCTTTTATATACCATTCCAGACGCGCCGACTTACAAACCGAAACCTCCTTCCACACCGCCTGGCTGGGCACCGCCCTCGCCACCAACCGCCGAGGAAATTGCCAAACAAAAGAAACTCGCCGAAGAAATGGCGCGGCTGCAAGAGCAACTAGGAAATTCCCTGATGCAGCTCCGCGAAGCAATAGCGAAGCAATCGGAGGCTCAGGCTCGCACCGAGGCGCAGACACTGCTCGATATCAATGAGCAAGCGCACAAAGATGGGCTTATAGAGGAGACCGTTTATCTAAAAAACAAAGCCTTCGCTCAAAATACGGCTTTCAATGCAGAGATAACCGCGCTGCAATCGCAGCAAAAGGCGATTACAGATTCGATGGCGGGAATCTCTGAGAAGAGTCCAGGGACAGAAAAAGGCCGTATAGAACAGCAAATCAAGTTCAATTCTCTTCAGCGGGAGTTAATGCAGATCGAGGATAAGTTGGCCGAGGTTGAGGAGCGTCGCGCGAAGGCCGCTGGTGAGATGGCATCCGAAACCAAGGCCGCTTACGATGCGATCAGTGCCACAATTTCTCTGCCCGACGATACGGGCAGTTCCTTGCTTGATGCATTCAAATCAAAAGCCCCCAATGTGGTGCTTGACCCGCTGGCTGGACAAATTGAAAATGAAAGCGAGAAGCTGGCACACGGGCTTTTTGATCCCCTTTTTAATTTTGGCGAAAAGTGGAGCAAGCAGTGGAAACAGATACGCGAGAATCTTCTAAGAGACATGGGAGAACTCGCCGAGTCGCAGATCTTTGGTGTGCTATTTGGTGACTCATCAGGCCGCGGCGGAAAGGGATGGGTAGGCGGCCAAGGCGACGCTCACAGGAGCGGCGTGTCTGGGGTTGGGGGGTTGGTTGGCGATGGTCTTTCGGCGATTGAGGGTTTGTTTACAAAAAAGTCTAGCATTGTGTCAAACGGCTCCGGCGCGGCCGGCGCGGGCACGGTGATGAGCGCAGCCGCCAGCGCGTTACAGATTGGCAAAGGGGGTGCCGGTCCAGCGAATGGAACTCAAGTGATAATTAACAACCTGGGCCAGCCGGCGACAGTGGACTCAACACAACAGAGCGGTGGAGACGGTGTGGAACCGATGATTCTGCAAATCATCCTTAAAGATCAGACTACCAACGGCCCGATTACGCAGGGGTTCGCGGCGATGTTTAACGGTTAACGATCGAAAGATAGACCGACACCCTTATACCAATGCCCCAACGATTGATGAGTGTAAGGGTCGAGAAACTCTACGACCTTCACCGCATCGTCCATGCGCCCTTGAGTATAATAGCAGACCGTTAGCGCTGTGAATGCTTCGCGCGCGCTGTAGTCAACCTGTGAAAACATAGGCCCTGCTTCCACTGTTACCACGTCCCCGTCCTGCGACATACTGTGCCACGCGGCATGCCCTTTGTCTAAAGCGTCACCGCATTCCGCGGCCTTGGCACGCTGCGCGGGAGTGGATTGAGGAGCTGTGGCCGCTGCCGCGCTTGAGTCCGTAAATGCCGCTGTCCGCACAACAAAAAAAACGGCGATTAGGAGCATTGAGCCGATTAAAAGTTTAGACAGGGTGTTCATAGCCCTCCTTTGTTTTACAGACGCCGCAAGTCCCGCCGCGCTTGGCGCAGTGCGCACAATACTTACAGTTATTGCAAGCATAGCAAGGGTCGGCTCCGGTGCAGGTCGCGAGTACCGAACCCGATGCTATACAGACCGCCAGGACAGACATAACGAACACAGATAAAGCGCGAGAACTATGCAGCATCATATACCTCAAAACTTGCTGCACAGTATACCGCAATCCGCCAGAATTTCCCTTTTTTATTTAATTACAAGCCCTCTGGCCAGGATCGATCGCCAGGTTTCCGCCCACAGCTCTGGGAACGCCGCCCGCGCTGCCACCTCTACGTCGCGCTGCATCTCGAGTCGTGGCTTGATGTGCGCCGCTGGGATCAGCAAATAGAACGGGTACGCCTCGTGCTCGGTGAAATAGCGGCCCATGATCGCCTTATGCCCGTCGCCGATCTCCTGAATGAAAAAGACAAACCCCCGCACCACTTTTTGATTGCGCAGCGCGAGTTGCTTTGTTTTGCGCACAATGGCCGTGTAGCGCCCACCGACCGCGCCCAGCAGGTTACGCGGTCTCAGCTCTGCGGGGATCGCGCCTGGAGCCATCTGGCGCAAGTAGCGGGTGGGCACAGCCAGGTATTCACGGCCGCCGTGGGGCACCTTTTCTCCGCCCTCTTCCTGGGCCAGAAGGTAATCAGGCGCGCCGGTTGAGCGGTTGGCGGTATCGGAGTGAACATCGGCCTCGATCACCGCGCCATTCTTCTCCGCCGGCTTGATGCGGATGCCCTGCCGGGTGAAGGTATTGCGCAGCGTAAACTTCGCATTCAGGCCGCCCTGCACCTTGGCCTGGCCAGCCTTTGCACACCCCGTGAGTGTCTTTGCCAGCGCGAACGGGATCTGGCGCTTCTCAACATCGGCCAGCCCGGCAACCGCCTCCGATACGTCCACCGTCGCTTTGAGTTGCATGGCTCTATGTTAGCGCCGTTTCGATGTTTCGGAACACGCTGGAACTATGGCGACGTTCCCGCTCGTGTTCCCGTCCCTCTCCCGGCAGCCGGCGATGGATACCTCGAAGACCACCGAGGATGACACAATCCGAGATTCGATGGAGAGCGGTTACGTTGCCACGCGCCCGAGGTTCACGCGCGTGCGGCGCACTTGGCCATTCAACATACGCAACCTGGTGGCAGAAGATATCCGCGCCCTCGATGAGTTCCACATGAGTTCAGCCTATGCGGCCCGTGGCGCAAACAGTTTTCTATTCCCCAACCTTCTGCCGAATTGGAGTTTTGAGTTTCCGGCGCTCGTTTCGTCTGATCTCGTGTTTGGCTGGGCCGTGCAGGGCGTATCTCAAGAGCTGGTGGCCATCTCTACGAGCACCGTTGAAGACGGATCGCAGGCGATTAAATTCTCCACCGTTTCGGGGCAAACGGTGGCCGCATCCACTACCGTCACCGGCGTTCTGAATTGCGATACCAAGGTTTCATGTAACCCCGGCGAAGTCTACTCATTCATTGCCGAGGTGAACGGCGTGCAGGGCACCCTGGCCTCGGGCGTTCTGCAGGCCAATGTGCGGGCCACGTTTTTTAACTCAGCCGGGGCTTTTATCTCATCCGCGTTTGGATCGCTTGTGCCGCTCGGCGCGGGCTGGGCCAGCTATGGCTATCAGTTCACCGTGCCGGCCAACGCGGCAACCTTTCAGATCGCCCTTGAGGTTGCGCTCGATAACGCCACGGGCACGCCTATCACGCTCGATGGCTCCGCATCGGTTACCTGGGATTGCGTGGGCTGCGCGCTGCTCACCCCGCTCTCGCCTTACGGCCGCACGGTTGGATCGTTGCCGCTCGGGTGCCTGGTGCGGTTTTCAAAGATGCCGGAAATGGCGGATATCGGCTGGGCAAACGGCGTGAAAGTCTACGGCGCAAAGATTGAACTGACGGAGGTATAAGTGCCCTACGCGCATGGTGCAAAACCCGGTGGCACTCGGCTCGGTTCGCGCCGGCCTCCCGTATTTAAGATGCCCGCTCTTGTTTGTGTACCACCCGCGCCGAGGGTGAAGTAATGGCAGCCGGGCTCTCACCCATGGCCGTTCTTTCCATCGCCGCCCAGCGCGACAAGTTTCTCCTCGCGTCGGCGGATGCGTGGATTTTGCTCTTGGATATCATCTGGAACACTGAGCATTTCCGCTTTGCCCGCAATGTTGACCCTATCGAGTTCGATGCTGGAGACGGCAATGGAATTCAGACCTATCAGCCTTTTAACTTTGAATTCAGCGCCGATCAGCCCGGCCAGGCGCAACTGCCGACCATGCTTTTGCGCGTCTCGAATACGATGCGCATCCTCCAGGGCATCATCGAACAATATGCCGGCATTGCCGGGGCCACCGCTAACATTTACGTCTATAACACCGCGCACCCCGCCGGTGAGCCCGATCTGGCCATCTCTACAACCGTGATGAAGTCCGTATGCACGGCCGAGATTGTCACCTTCACCCTCGCCGCGCTCAACCCCCTGCGCCAGCTCTTTCCCAAGTTCCTTTATCGAGCCACGTTTTGCATGTGGGTGAGCAATTACAAAGGCACCCAATGCGGGTATACCGGCTCTTTGCCTAACTGCGACGGCACCTATGACGGCGCAAACGGCTGCATAGTGCATGACAATGCGGAGCGGTTCGGTGCGTTCCCAGGCATAGGCACCAATGGCACGGTGCTTGCCGCTCAGTTCTAATGGACACTCTCGCTTATTCCGTGTGGGCAGATTTGCTGGGCAAGCCATGGCGCAAGGATGCCCGCGGCCCCGACGCCTACGATTGCGCCGGGCTGCTTCTGGAAATCCAGCGCCGCCTCGGCCGTGCCGTTCCGAATTGGACGAGCGATCAATCCGGTTTGGACGCCGCCGCAGCGCAGTGGGAGCGCATCAGTGATCCGCGGCCCGGCGACGCCATTCTGTTTACCTCTGTCGATCCACCTTGGCACGTTAGCGTCGTTTGCGGCGGCGGATACATGATCCATGCCCGCGAGGGCGCTGGTGTTGTAAGAGAGCGGTATAACTCGTTTCCATGGCACGCTCGAATTGAGGGCTTCTATCGATGGAAACAGGCATTATCCCCTTTCTGAATCAAGCCACCTCGGCGGCTGCTGAGTCAGCCCCCAGCCCTTACGTGCTTCCTGAGATTCTGCCGCCACGCGAAAACCGCACCGTTCGCATTATCGAAAACCTCAACCCCCTGCGCCCCGAGCAGCGCCGTGTGGTTGATGTGATCCCGCTCGACGCCGATAGCGTCGAAGCCCTTGTGGTCCGCGTCGGGCTCACCGCCGGCAATTACAAAATAAGCCTGAATGGCAACTTGCTGCAGGAGGGCGAAACCGCCTGCGCCCTGGTGCGCCCCGGTGATGAGATCGTGCTCTTTCCCCGCGCCGCCGGCGGCAAGATTTGGCAGATGGTGGCCATGCTGGCTCTCACTATCGTTGTAGGTGCCATAAGTATGGGAGCCGGCGGTGTGGGCTTGTTCGGCTCTTTTATGGGCTACCTCACTGCCCAGCAGGCCGGCTTAATTGCCGCCGGCGTCGGCCTGGGCGGTGGTCTGCTTATCTCGTGGGCGTTTAATCACGGCCAGCCTGCCTCGCCCGCATGGTCCACCACCTATGACCCCACCGGCCCAAAGGGCCTGGCGCAACCGGGCGTGCCGGTTCCAAAATCGTACGGAATCTTCGGGTGGTGCGGAAATGTCATTTCAAGCTATGTGACATTCGACGGGGCCGACGCTTATATTAACCTGCTTGTCTGTTACGGGTGGGGCGTGGCGAAGAGCATAACCAACCTGCTCATTAACCAGCAGGATATCTCGGTGTTTCTCAACACGTCTTATCAGGTTCGCTATGGCACCAACGACCAGACGCCTATAGATGGCTTCGATTGCACAGTGAACGGTTACCCGGTTGAGGAAGACCTGCTCGTCGCCAACGGGCCTATTATCGTGCGCGGCACCGGCACGGATGTTGAGGGCTTGCAGATCACCGTCAAATTCCCTTCGGGCCTTTACCGCATCACCAACGACGGCAATGACGTGCCGCTCAAGTTTATCTATAAAGTCGAGGTTTCTCCGTACAACACGAATGCCTGGGTTTCGCCGCTCTTCCCGAATAACACCACCACCGCCGCGACGACGGGCGAGGATGGCATACAGACGTGGCCGGCGTGGGTTGTGGTGCCTACCGATCGTTTCGCCGGATCGGGCATCGTCTATGCCACCGATAACGGCACACACACCCCCGGCGATCCGTGGAGCAGCACTGAAACCGTTACTATCGTCAACCTTGACACCTCAACCTCTACCACGTCCGCCACATTTCAAGGCGAATGGCAGCCGTGCGATCCGAACACCAACCCGGCGCTGGTGACAAGTTGGTGGGAGGGTTATCGCGTTGTTCAGAACGATACCTTCTCCGCGTTTTTTGACACCGTGAGCGTGTACGGCCTCGCCTCTGGCCGATGGGATTGTCGGCTTACAAAGATCGGCTACTGCCAGGACAATAACAACGACGTGATTTATGCCGACTCGCCCGATTCTCAGCACATTTGCGACGGGTGGTTTTGGAACGTCAACGAAGTTACCTGGTCAAATCTCGCTTATCCCAACATGATTCTGATCGGCGTTAAGGCGCTGGCAACCTCTCAGCTCAACGGCGGCAGTATTCAGATACAGGCCACCATCCAGCATGACATTGGCGCGGATACCGTTCTGCCCGCCGGCCTGGCCGGCTACGAGCACGATAATCCGGCTGTTGTTTGTTATGACCTTTTGGCCAATCCGATTTATGGCATGGGCGTGCCTGCCGCACAAATCGATGTGCCGGCCTTCGAGGCGTGGGCCGCGTTCAACGATGAGACGGTGACCAATCAGGACAGCTCCACAACGCGCCGCCATATCTTTGCCGGCGTGTTCGATCAAGCAGGCGACGCATGGCACGCCATGCAGGTAATCGGCGCAATGAGCCGGGCCTCTGTCCTGCAAATAGGTATGCGTTACACGGTGGTGATCGATGCGCCCGGCGATCCCGTGCAACTTTTCACGGTGGGCAATACAAAGCGCGATGCCTTTCAGGAGCAATGGGTTTCGCTCGATGATCGTTGCACATTGATCGAATGCGATTTTGCCGACGCCGCTCGAAATTACAGAATGGATCTGCCGGTTTCCGTTATGACGGCCGCCGATCTTAACAGCGGCCTGCAGCCGAAGATTACCCGCACCCGGCTCACAGGATGCACCAGCCGCGACCAGGCATGGCGATGGGCTTATTACCATCTGATGAGCACTAAAACCACGCTCCGCACCATCCAATTCTCTGCACCGGTGGAGGCGGTCTGCTGCCGGATCGGATCGGTGGTTGCTATGCAAAATGATGTTGTGCAGTGGGGCGCGGGCGGCCGTGTGCAGCCGGGCTCTACTCTCAGCACATTGAATGTAGAGCGCACTGATCTTACATTCGCCACCGCCGCGGGGTGGACGGTGAGCGTACAGCACCCCGTCGTGTTGCGCGGATCGAATACCATTCTCTCTATCACTGGCACTGCAATCACTATGACTGCGGCGCTTCCCGCGGGCCGCATCGTCAAGCTCGTTGCGCCCGATGGCACCGAGTACATCGTCACCGGCTATGGCGGTTCGGCTCTCAACCTGGCAACCGCTGCAGGACCCGCCGCGGCCGTTCCCCTGGCTGCCGGCCAGGTGGTGCAGCTCTACGATACCAACGTGATCGACGACCTGAATGTTACTGGCGTAGCGATCACGCCGCCCTCATCCGCCGGCCCCGGTGGATCGGTGATTACCGTGGCCGGCGAGTTCTCCGCAGTGCCGAGCACGAACAGCGCCTGGGCATATGGTCAAAGCGCCGGCGCTCAGCCGGCAAAGCTCTTTCGCGTGGCCGGCATCAAACAGTCCGGCGATTTTGATCTGAGCATAACGGCAATGGAATACAGCGCCTCGATTTATACAGACGAGGTGCCTAATTATGGCGAGGTGGTGGGCGTGCCTGATTCATCGCCGGCAATCCTCAACCTCTCGCTTTCTGAGCAATACCAAAATGGGCTCCTCACCGGATCGCCAAACTCAGCGATCATTGCCGTGGGCTGGCAAAACGGAAACACCGCCGTAGGCGCTCAGGTAACCGTGCAGGCGCAGGGGGGTGTGGCTAACATCATCGGCAACATTCAAGGCCAGGGCTGCACATTTGTAGGCACCATCGGGACCACTTATACCGTCTCTTTGGTTGGATTTGATTGGCAGGGCAACCTGGTGGGCGCGGCTGTTGCCGCGTCTATCACGGTTGT